AGGCAGGTGGGCACATCATTGTCTGGTTTGGACTTAACTGGTCATTGGAGTTATACCAGCAGGCAAATGCCAGACTGTACCGACAGGGACAAAAAGAGAATGTTGTGATCCATCATCTAGTCACTGCTGGCGGATATGATGAGAACGTCATGGATGCGCTGGAAGCAAAAGAAGTTACACAGGATTCGTTCCTGGATGCCTTAAAGGCAAGGATCAAGAGCGTGAAAGGAGAGAACGATGGGAAAGATTGATGCAAAGATGGAAGGCAGGACCGAAGGATTGGAACTTGCTTTACGCATTGTGAGAGAAGGCGGAGCAGAAGCCTTAGAGAGAGAAATGAAACACCGGAGAGTTACAGGGATCAAGGTTCCTGTCGATCATAGAGAAATGGATAAAGCGGCACAGAAGATCAAAGAGCAGATCATGGATACCGTTCTTGCTATGAGCATCATGGTGCTAAGAGATGAGTTCGGTTTTGGCAAGAAACGGCTGGATCAGTTCAAAGCCAGATTTAACTTGAAAACAGAATGTATGAATGATGGATTAGTTACATGGGCAGACATTCTGGAGGCAATCAGAGATGAGACTGGCATTGAGCTTACGATCAGAGAAAATCGTTAAGGAAAGTTAAGGAGTGAATTAATTATGGCAAAGATCAGACAGAAACTTGCGAAGGTCTATATTCATTCGCAGGATAATGGCAATGACTTTGGGATCATCGACCATCTAGCTGAGGCCGGATATGATGTCGATTTCGAAGTTGTGGATAATGGAGTTGGCAATAAAGTGATCTCATGTGAGATCTATGACGCAGGGGGGGGGACGAAAGACAATGATCAAAAATAATAGGACAGCAATGAATGCATACAAGAAGACCAGAGAGAAACATGGCGGGGATCGTCCTCGCTGTGTAGTCTGTGGCGAGGCGATGGATCCGGAGGACGATGAGACAGAGAGGTCCAGAACAAAGAGAAGGACAGATTGTTTTGTACATAGACATTGCGTGAAACACTGGGGAGACGTTTAGGATGCTGATGCAACATAGGTGACAGGAGGCAAGACATGGATAAGAAAAAACTAAGACAGTATCAATCTCTGAAGAGGGAGCAGAAGATGCTGGAAGACAAAATGGAGAAACTGAATGAGAGAGCAGAGAGGATTCCGACGGTCGCTGGAACAGTAAAAGGATCCATGAGCGCGTTCCCATATATTGAAACACATATGAGTGTTGTGATGTCAGAGCCAAAACAGGCAGATGTGATCTATCAGCAGATGATGATCAACGGAAAGAGACAGGAACAGGTGGATGAACTTCTGACAAAGATTGAAGAGTTTATCAGTCGGATTCCTGATAGTACTACAAGACAGATATTCGAACTCATTTATCTAAATGGTAAGACACAACAGGAAGTTGGAGAACAATTGGGGTATACAAAAGGCAGAATTTCTCAAATAATCAGCGAAAATCTAAAAGATTAAACAAATTAAACAAAAAAGTGTGTTATAGTTATACTAGAGAAATTGGATAGAATCCTTTTACTCGCCCCGTATAATTTTTTTTGAGCATCGTAGAAATACGGTGTTCTTTTTTTTGCCAAGAGAATTTTATCGAAAATAGTAGTTTATTGGCTGGAAAAATGGTAAAATGTAAAAAATGATTATATGGGGGAAGATAAAACATGGAAAAAAGACAGATGTATATTGCAGATCTGAATGTAGTTTTTGGTAAAGAATCTGAGCCAATGATCAAACGGATTGATGACATAATGCTTCCAGCGATGACAAGTAGATTGTACAGACAGGTTGGAAAAGATAATAGAACCAGATTATTTTTTCATAACGTATGCATAAATGAAGTTGAAAAAGATGAGTATGTATTACAGGGGTTGCTTATCAAGGATACAGTTTTGTCAGTTCAATCGGTGTATGATAACGCTACAGGATTGCAGATGACAAATGAACGAATAAAATCGTCACCATATTCTTTGTTTATGATATATCTTAAAAATCATAGAATGGTCCTTGTGAAAAATCAAAGTGGAAGTCCAGATATTAGAAGTTTTTCTGCTACGATAAAGGATGTGGTAAAAGAATATATTAGAACACAAAATGACATTAAAAAAGCAGAGGGAAAAGGGAAAGAAGAATTTCTTCCATATCCGCATATAAATATTGCAGGTATAAAATCAGCACAGAGTGTCCGAACTGCATTAGCGGATGTTGAGAAGATAGATAAATTAATATTTAAATTTTTCCCACTGAATGATGAATGGGATTACGATTCAGTGTTTGGTGGTATTGAAGCACAAATTAGAAGAAGGATACAGAGTAACAAAGGAAGAATGGAATTTCCTTCTCCTCAATCCGTAGATGGTGTTGCTGATATTATCGAAGAAACTGAGGGCATGGTAAAAACTGAATTAAAAGTTCAGTACAAAGAGGACAGTGACAAGGCAATCGGAAAACAGAAAGGCACAATAAAAGATAATGAGTTATCCGAGGTACTACAGGTTGAGGTGACAGGTGAGCTGTCTGATGCTTACGAACAAATAAATGGTTATGGTCACGAGCTGAATCCATTACACATTCAAAGCGAAAATAATTTAATAAATTACGAGGAGTTTGTTAAGAAAAGAAAAAAGTAAGGTGAGTGCTTATGGATAGCATGATAAAAAATGTCGGGGAGATAGTCGAGGATGGAAAAAATAAAAATTTAATACGGGGTATAGTTGAGGAGATTAAGTTTTCTAAGAAAAACTTATGGCAATTTTTATTAGCAGGAATATTAGCGATTTTTGAAGCATTGTTTATTGGCGTGAATGAAAAGACTGTATCAATTTTCTGTGAAGTTGTTCAGGATATAAATAATATTTCTATTGCGTTTATTGCGATGATAATAGGGGCATATTCTATATTTCAGGCGTTGTTATCGAAATCTGTAATAATCCAACTATTAAAATCGAAGAATAATATTTTGAGAGAAAGCAACAAATCATTTTTAAACTTGTCAATTATATATACATTATCGATAGTGGTTGGCGCATTCATAGCTATAATTATGCGAGTAATACCAGAAGAATTTTTGATTATGAATAATACGGAATTAAGTAATGTAGTTGCAGTAATTGGTTTATTGATATATTTCGCGTATTACAATATTATTTTTTTAGAAGTAATTAAATTTGTGATTAATTTATTTAGAATGTTTTGCGTTTATAATGCAGTAAGCGGGATGGATGCGATCAATGAAGAAAGTGATAAAATGAAATAAAATATTGAATTAAGGCACCTTCGGGTGCTTTTTTCGTGCATAAATTTAAGGACCTCTAGCTCAGTAGGTCAGAGCAGTCGGCTCATAACCGATCGGTCCAGGGTTCGAGTCCCTGGTGGTCCATTTTAGAGAAAGGAGTGAGCCTAGATGGCATTAACAGAAAAAAGAAAACTATTTGCCGATGAATATCTGATAGATCTGAATGCATCTCGGGCTTACAGAGTTGCATATCCGAGAGTAAAAGACGGAGATACAGCAGCTGCTGCCGCAAGTAGATTACTAAAAATTAAAGATGTGTCTGAGTATATCAGTGTTCGAATGCAGGAGCGGAGCGAAAGAACAGAAATCACACAAGATCGAGTGCTTAATGAATTAGCATCGATCGCCTTTGCAAAAGCTACAGATTACGCCGAGGTCCAAGATGGACAAGTGATTATAAAAAATACCGCAGATTTATCCGATACGATGGTAAGAGCAATCGCAGGAATCAAAGAAGGGCGCAACGGTGTTGAAATTAAGCTGAATGATAAAGGAAAAGCATTAGAACTGTTAGGAAGACATCTTGGAATGTTCAAAGACCGCATGGAAGTATCTGGTCTGGAAGAAGAAAAATCCAAACTTGATGATCTGATCAATCAGATGCGAGGTGGGTAAATGAGCGATGAACGCCTGCTGCTGTCAGAAAAGTACAAAGCATTTATCAGATGTGATGCACCAGTAGAGTTCCTGGAAGGCACAACGGCAGCAGGTAAAACGACAGTAGGTCTTTTCAAGTTCATGCTTAAGGTAGCAGAATCTCCAAAGAAACTGCATATCCTTGCAGCGAAAGATACCGGTACCGCAGAAAAGAACATCATCAACAAAGATTTAGGGATTATCGATGATTTTGGGCAGTTAGTCGAGTACCACGGAAACGGAACCAAAGACGATAAGATTCCGCATCTTCTGTATCACACAAGCAAAGGCGATAAAGTTATTTATGTACTTGGATATGGAGATAAACAGAAGTGGCAAAAGGCATTAGGTGGTCAGTATGGCTGTCTATACATTGACGAGATCAACACAGCAGACATCGACTTTGTAAGAGAGTCTGCTATGCGATGTGATTATCTGATGGCAACATTGAATCCTGATGATCCAGCACTGCCGATCTACAAAGAATATATAAATTGCTCCAGACCACTCCCAGAGTGGGAGCAGGAAACACCAAAAGAAATAAAAGATGAGTTGAAAGAAGAACCAAAACCTAACTGGGTCCATTGGTTCTTTTCTTTTGTTCATAATTTGGGATTACCAAAAGAAAAACTAGACAAGATCATTGCCAACACTCCGAAAGGGACGAAGATCTGGAAGAACAAGATTGAAGGATTGAGAGGAAAAGCAACAGGTCTTGTCTTTTCTAATTTTGACCGAAAGCGGCATGTTAAAACCAAAGCATGGTTAAAACAGCAGCTAAAAGATGGAAAGATCAAGATAAAAACCATCACTGCAGGTCTGGATACTTCTTACTCTTCTGAGTCTGAAGATACGATTGCTATGATTTACCAGATCATCACAGAAGATCGCAGAGTGATCACAGTAGATGAGAAGATTTACAGCAATGCGGATCTGACAATCCCACTGGCACCATCGGATGCCGTGCGAAACTTTGTAGACTTCCTGGAAACAAACCGTAAAGAATGGGGATTCGCAAGAGACGTATTCATAGATTCTGCCGATCAGGCAACGATCACAGAGTTAAACAAACACAAACGTCTGCATGGCAGTGTGCATAATTTTATTCCGGCATACAAGAAAACAACGATCATAGACAGGATCATGCTGCAGATCTCATGGTTGCAACAGGATGCCTATTTAGTCCTTGAACATTGTGTTAACCATATCTCAGAACTTGAACGATACAGTTGGAAAGAAGATAAGAACAATGAACCAGAGGATAGAAACGACCATACGATCAATGCCAGTCAGTATGCATGGCTGCCATACAAGATGCAAATAGGAGACAAAGATGAAATGGGTGGATAATATCATGGAAAAAGTAAAAGGAGGGATTCGCAGTTGGTTAAATGTACAGCCGGCGAATCCCTCAAGAATCAACATAACTGAAACATTGGATTACGAAGCAAATGCAATTAAAAACCGTATCTGGTACAGAGGGGACAGCAACGAACTGGAACAGCTGTACCGGCAACTTGTTATCAATACAAGCCGGCAGAGTTTCTGGGCGGCGGAGTGCAGTCCAGGGATGGAGATCAATAAGATTCATACAGGACTTCCATCGCTGATCGTGGACATGCTCACAAGTGTGACTCTTGCCAGTCTAAACGATTTTGATTTTAAAAAGAAGAAGGATCAAGATATTTGGGATGAGATCGCGAAAGAGAACAAGATCAAGAAGCGACTGGAGAAAGCAACGAAAGAAACTCTGTACATCGGAGATGGAGCTTTTAAGGTCACATTTGATACAAGTCTTTCACAGTATCCAATCATTGAGTACTATCCTGGAGAACGACTTGAGGTCAAAAATAATCGTGGCAGGATCACAGAGATTGAGTTCAAAACGGTTTATGACTACAAAAGAAGAGAATATATCCTGCATGAGTATTACGGCTATGGGTATATCAAATATAAATTGACCTGCGATGATAAGGAAGTGCCGCTTGATGCACTGGATGAAACAAGAAACTTGCAGAACTTGGCATTCTCAACATACCAAGAAGGTAAAGATGGAGAAGTTAAGCAACGTGGCGAATATATGCTCGCTGTACCGCTTATGTTCTTTGAATCTGGAAAATGGGATAGTAGAGGGCAGAGTATCTTTGATCGTAAGATTGATGCGTTCGATGCCTTTGATGAAGCATTCAGTCAATGGATGGATGCACTTCGAGCTGGAAGAAGCAAAGAGTATATTCCAGAATGTTTCATTCCGAGAAATCCAGAAACAGGAGCGACATTACCAGTGAATCCATTTGATAATCGATACATCAAAACAGATTCCGACATGCACGAAGGTGCAAAGAATGAGATTGTATTGCAGCAACCAGAGATTCCACATGAAAGCTATCTATCAGCATACATAACAGCACTGGATTTATGTTTGCAAGGTCTGATCAGTCCGTCAACGTTAGGGATTGACGTAAAGAAACTGGATAACGCAGATGCACAGAGAGAAAAAGAGAAAGCTACGCTTTATAGCAGAAATGCGATCGTAGGCGCATTGCAGGAAGACTTGCAAAGTTTGATCAAGGTAAGTATCAAAGCATACCGTGAACTAAATGGGCAGAGCAGTAATGATGATGTCGAGGTAGATGTAACGTTTGGAGAATATGCCAATCCATCTTTCGAGAGCCAGGTTGAAACTGTTGGAAAAGGAAGATCACAGGGAGTCATGAGCGTTGAAGCTTGTGTGGACGAGCTGTATGGCGATTCCAGAGACGATGAATGGAAGAAACAAGAGGTCGCAAGACTGAAAGCAGAACAAGGAATCATGGAAGTAGAAGATCCGGCAGTCAATACGGAAGCAGGAGATTTTCAGATAGGAGAAGTAAATGGTAGTGATTATAATGAACCACTCGTACAGGATGAGCCGACAGGAGACAAAAAAGTTCCTGAAACAGATGAGTGAGAACGTTCAATTCGGTATTTACGCGATTGAAAAAGATGGAATTATCGAAATGAGAAAGGACAGGTGTGGCAGCATGTCAAAACTCAAAGAGATGAAACGCGAGTTCAAAAGACAAGGGTATAAAGTGTATTACAACACAGGTGAAAGATGAATGATTACGATATTCAAGAAGCGCTTAAGCGGATAGAAGATGAACTGATCGCATCGATGATGCGTAATATGCAGCGACACCGAGCAGAAGAAACAAAAGAAGGTATCGAATGGGGAATGTGGCAGGCAGAACAGCTGAAAGCTTTGGAAGAATACAAGAAACGAAACAAAGAGAGATACAAGGACCAATTTGGAGAAATCAATTCAAGTATTCCTGCACTGATCAGCGAATCAAGAAAACGTGGATATTTAGATCAGGAAGCACAAATCTTGGAATCTATTGGTAAAAGCACCAGTAGAGGACAGGGAGATATTGATGCTTCCTTTTTTCAGATCAACGATCGTAAGATGAATGCACTGATCGATGCGACAGTCTCAGATATGGATAGTGCAGAGACAGCGATGCTAAGGCGTGCAAATGATCAGTATCGAAAGACGATATTCAATGCGCAGGTATATGCAAACAGTGGTGTTGGTACCTATGAGAAAGCCGTAGATATGGCAACAAAGGATTTTCTTGCAGCAGGTATCCAATGCATCCAGTACAAGAATGGATCAATGCATAGGATAGAAGAATACGCAGGTATGGCAATCCGAACAGCAAGTAAGAGAGCTTATCTTACTGGAGAAGGAGAAAAGCGTAAAGAATGGGGTTGCCATCTTGTAATCATGAATAAGCGAGGAAATCCGTGCCCAAAGTGCCTGCCGTTTGTTGGAAAGATTCTGATCGACGATGTGTGGAGTGGTGGAAGCAGTGAGGATGGAAGTTATCCATTGATGAGTTCTGCAATGGCAGCAGGACTTTATCATCCAAACTGCAAAGACAGTCACACAACATACTTCCCTGGAATCAGTACACCGCCAGACGATAAGTTTTCAAAGGAAGAGATTAAAAAAGTTGAGGATGATTATAAGGATGATCAGAAGCAACAATATGCCAAAAGACAGAAAGAGAAATTTAGAAGACTGGCAAATTATTCATTAGATAGAGAAAATAAAGAAAAGTATGAAATAAAACTTGGAGAATGGAAACAAGAGTTTCAAAAGAAAGCAGAAGGATTTAATATAAAGGATTCTCTCGAAGTATTCAAAGAAAAGATAAAAAATAACATAGATAATTCAAGACACAAGGCTAATATGTCATTTTTTGTGGATACAGTAGAATTTGTAGAAGACCAAGAACTTAAAGTGCCTTTTGCATATTTGCCTAATGAAGATATTATAAAATACAATTCTAAAGCACCTAATATTGAATTGTACGATATGGATTATGTATTTTCGCATGAAATAACACATAGAATGGATTTTCTACAATACAATAGTTGGAAAGATGAAAGATTTCTTCAAGAAATTGAAAAATGTAGACAAAAAGTATATGATAAAAGAGATGAAGTTCAAGAATGGTTTCAAGAAAATGGGAAGTATGAGTACAGCTTTGCAATTTCAGATATTATCAGCGCATTGAGTGAAGGTGAGATTATAGTTCCAGTAGGGCATAAAAAGAGTTATTGGAAATCGAATCCTAAAGTACAGGCGATGGAAATATTTGCGAATTTAAGCAGCATAGATGTACTTGAATTGGATGAAAAAGAAAAAATATTAGATGGAATATTCAAGGCATATAAGGAGCTGGTTGAATGAAAAAATTGATTCAGGCATTAAAAGAAGATGGAGAAATTCAGTATTTAAAAAGGAGATGTTATGAAATAACTGGTGAATGGATTCCGTATCATTGGGAATGCTTCAACGGGATAGAAGAATACAGAGAGTATATGAAGAAGATTGTGAGAGAATATGAAGATAAGAAGTAAAAGATATAGATAATACCACTGATCAGAAATGGTTGGTGGTATTTTTATACCCATTTTTAAGGAAAGGAGGACCAGCAATGAAAGTAAGAGTAACTTACAATTATCACGACAGAGAACTTGGTTTTGAAAAACATATTGGGGATGAGCTTAACGTTACAGATGAAAGAGGTCAGGTACTGATCGCAGCAGGTGTAGCGGAAGAAATCGTTGAACCAGTAGAAAAACCAGAAGCTCAGGAAGGAACTGAGGAAGAAGAAAAACCAAAAAGAAGTACCAAGGCAAGAAAGTAAGAGGTGATCCATAAATCTCGGTAGCAGACGTTCCGTTAAGACGTCTTATTTTTATGCTCCAAACACGATAAGAGGGTAAAAGATGCGTGGGCGGTGACACCGAAGACAATGGATGATTGGGGGACACCCACAAAATGGAAAGGAGCAACAATGAAAAAGAAATTAAACATGAATCTACAGTTTTTTGCGGAACCAGGATCAGAGCCAACAGGGGGACAGGGAGAACCTGCACCACAGCCAGGAGTAAATCAGACCCCGCCGGCAGCTGATCCGCCACAGATTGACTACAATAAGATTCAGCAGATGTTAGATGGAACATTAGCAGCAAAAGAAAACACTGCATTAAAAGCCTATTTTAAACAGCAGGGACTTAGCCAGGAAGAAGCTGAGCAGGCGATGCAGGCATTTAAGCAGCAGAAAGCTGCAAACGAACCGAACATCGAAGCAATCCAGAACGAGGCACAGAACGCGCAGCAGATGGCACAGAAAGCTATGATCGAGCGTGATGCTTATAAGTTATCTGGAGAACTTGGGATCGACTTAAAAACAATGCCTTACGTGTTAAAACTGGCAGACGTGTCGCAGGTCGTACAGGATGGAAAGATTGATTCCGAAAAATTAAAAGAAGCATTAAACAAAGTATTGGAAGATGTGCCACAGTTAAAACCACAGGAACAGCAGCAGACAGGATTCCGTCAGATCGGAGTCGGTCAGCAGCATGGCGGAGAGACTGGTGGCAATGCACCACAGCAGAAAGCGGTACCAACAAAACGATGGAACCGATTTAATTAGGAGGTAAGAAAGAATGGCATTAAATTATGCACAGGTATGGGAGCCGGAACTCCTGGAGATCTTAATGCAGGGAACATTAACTTCTCCATTCGTAACATCAAATGTAACATGGTTGGATGCGAAAACATTCCACTTCACACAGATGTCTGTATCTGGATTCAAAAACCACAGTCGAAATGGCGGATGGAACAAAGGAACTTATGCACAGACAGATACTGCATTTACCGTAGAACACGACAGAGATGTGTCATTTCTTGTTGATAAAGCAGATGTCGATGAGACAAACGCAACAGCATCTATCCAGAATATTTCCAAAGTCTTTGAACAAACTCAGGTAGTTCCAGAAACAGATGCGTTATTTTTCTCTAAAGTAGCACAGGCTGCACAGAAAGTGACTGGATATCACAGCTCAACAGCTTCCAGTGATTATACAAAAGCAAATGTATTCAGCAAGTTAAAAGGATTCCTTGCAGCAGGAAAACTTCGCAGATACAAAGCGAATGGATCACTGATCATGTATGTATCATCTGCGATCATGGATCTGTTAGAACTGTCTACAGAATTTACTCGTAAGATTGAGATGACTCAGATCGCAGAAGGCGGTATGGGAATCGAAACACGAGTCACAGATATTGATGGCGTAACACTTATGGAAGTTATCGATGATGAACGCTTCTATGATAAGTTTAACTGGGAAGTTGAAGAAGGCGGATTTGCACCAGTAAAGAAAGACGCAGGTAAATCCGTAACAGGATCACATAAGATCAATGTGCTGATCGCATGCGGACAGACATGTAAGACAGTTCCTAAGATCTCATCCATCTATTACTTTGATCCAGGAACACACACAGAAGGTGATGGTTATCTGTATCAGAACAGAACTTTATCTGACGTATTTGTATTCCCGAACGGAAAAGATGGCAAGGTTGATTCTGTTTACGTTGACGTAGACACTACGGAATATACCGAAGTGTAGGAGGTGGTGCATATGGCACTCGCCTCTTATGCGGATCAGGAGTATTATGAAAAAGTCAGCGGTGTAATCACAACGGATAATCTTGAAAGGAGACTGTATATCGCAAGCCGACACATTGACACGCTTACATTTAACCGTATTGTAGCAAGAGGATTTGAGAATCTGACAGAATTTCAGAAAGATGTGATACGTCTAGTTGTCTGCAAACAGGCAGATTTTGAAGCAGAAAATGAATCTCTGATCAACAGTGTCTTAAGTTCTTATTCGATCAATGGCGTGTCAATGGGAATCAATGCCGGTGGATGGAATGTGACAGTTCAGGATGGAGTGATCATGAAAGCTGATAATTACGCGATGTTAGAGCAGACAGGATTGTGCTGCAGGAGATTGGGGGCGATCTGATGAAATGGCCAGAGTTAATTCCAAAATCAATGTGTCAGATGGATATTCATATTCGGATTGACAGCGAAGAGATTGGAGAGGAAGGGCAGCCGATCACTCTGATCGATGCGGATTTCAAATGCAACTATCAAGATAAAGCGAAAAGAGTTATGACAAATGAGCAGAAGATCGTACAGGTTACGGGGTCTGCTCTTTTTTGTGGAGATATCGACCCAGATGTACCAGTGATCAGTTGCGGTGTCGCAACAATCTTTGGAGTTGAGAGAGTGATCGTAAGTGGAGAGAAAGCAAGAAATCCCGATGGGACGGTCAATTATACCAGATTGGAGTTGATGTGATGATCCGTTGCAATTCAATTATAAAAATCAACACACAGAGACTTCGGGAGCTTTCACAGGCACAAGTCACAGCACTGGAAAAGACAGCAGAAGCTTTGCATACCGAAGTGGTACAAGCTCAGGTTATGCCGTTTGATACAGGAAATCTGCAAAACGATAATACGTTTGTGGATTACACCTACAGCAAAGCAGGACGCGCAAGGATTGTATCTACAACGCCATATGCCAGAAGGTTATATTTTCATCCGGAATACAATTTCCAGACATATGAAAATCCGTTTGCAGGCGGTGAATGGTTTAATCCTTGGCTTCCAGGCGGATTGTATGAAGATTTTGCACAAAAAGCATTTAAGAAACTGTACCGAAGGGAGAGTGGCATATGATTTTGCTAGCAGATGTGAAAGACTGGCTGAAAACAGTATTTGAAGCTGATCACTATTACACAGGAAAGTTAGACAACAAAAAAGACAGATCCATTGGAGTGTATCAACGAAGTTCCTATGCTCCAAAACGGTATGCAGTAGGTGGATATAAGAAATATGATACGAAAAGTATATCTGTCTTAGTTCACTGGAACAACAATTCAAAAGAAACAGAACAGGCAGCAGCCGAACTGTTTGAAATATTAGAAACACAGAAACAATTCATGATCAAAGATACAAAAGTAGATTTCTTATCCATGCAGGTTCCTGAACCAGTAGATGTTGGAACGGATGATAAAGGAATCTATGAACGTGTCATTTGGTTTGACATTTATTACGAAAGGAAGGTAGACGATGAGCGAAACAGCTAAAAGCGGAGTATATCCTTGCTACGAAAATCAGTTTCAGATCGACACTGCAGCATCTGGATCAGAAGCAGCTATGAAAGATATCGCAGACTGTGAAACATTTGAAGTGTCCTTTGATAACGGTGTTGAGGAATGGACTCCATTTGATACAGAAGGATGGACACGCAGATTAATGACTGCAAAATCCGTTACGATCTCAGTTACAGCGAAACGAAACGTAGGAGATGCCGGAAACGATGCGGTTGCAGGATTGGCATGGAAAAATGGAAGGAATGTAGAGAAAGATTTTCAATGGACGTTTCCGGACAAAACAGTTGTCAAGTTTGCAAGTGCAGTTATCAATGTGACAAATGTAGGAGCAGGAGATTCTACAGCAGTTGCACCTCTGGAATTTGAAGTACAGAGCAACGGTAAACCAACAGTAACACCAGGAGTTTAGGAGAGGGAAACCTCTCCTTTTTTGAAAGGGAGATAAAATGGGAAAAGTAGTAGATATTACAGATAAGCTGAAATTTGAAGAGAATCCGGCATTAGTGATCAACGGAAAGAAATATGAAGTGAATGCAGATGCGACAACTATGATCGAAGTCATGGGAGAGTTAGGAGATGCAGAAGACGATGTGACTCCAGGGACGATCTCAAAACTTTGCAAGCTGATCTTTACAGATAAAGCACAGAAAGACTTAGCAAAGCTTCATTTGAAATTTGATGATTATACCGTAGTTGTTCAGGAAGCAATTTCATTAATTTCTGGAACCGATGGTGAAGAAGAATCGGGGGAGTAGTTGATCCTGGATATGATCTGTTTGAAGATTGGGACCTGATCGTATCTTCATTTGCGGAGCAGTATGGAATCAGAATCTATTCCAAAGAATTTAAGGAAATGCAATGGCACGAGTTCAAAGCGCTGCTTTGTGGAATAGGACCAGATACATCTTTAGGACGGATCGTATCCATCCGATTAGAAGATGACAATGAAGTGATCAAAGAGTTTACTTCGGAACAAAAAGAGATCAGAAACAAGTGGAGAAGAAAAGCCGCTAAGACAAAGACAGAAAAAGAAACGAATGATTTCTTAGAAACGATGAAACAGGCATTTATTGATATGGCAGGAGGTATAACAAATTGAAAAGATAAAATGTAAAGAATGCGGACAGACATTGATGGTCGCAGAATATGTAAAAGGGGAAATTAAATGTCCCCGATGCAAACAGGTAAATATAGTATGGATCCGCAAAGGGAAGAGCATAGGTAAGCACCGTTGTAGTAGCTAAGCCAGCCTACTTTGTGAAAAAGCAAGGTAGGTGATAAGTATGGCAGCAGATAGTGCAGGACAGATCGGCTTAGATCTGGTGATCAATCAGCAACAATTTAATAAACAGTTAGGTGGAATACAGAACCTCGCAAAGAAAACAGGAAAGATGCTTGCCGGTGCTTTTGCTGTAAAAGGATTAACAAGTTTTGCGAAAGACTGTATTGAGCTAGGATCAAATCTGACAGAGGTACAGAACGTTGTCGATGTAGTATTTCCAACAATGAACAAAAAAGTAAACGAATTTGCACAAAATGCAGCAAGTACATTTGGACTTTCTGAAACGATGGCAAAGAAGTTTACCGGAACATTCGGAGCAATGGCAAATGCTTTTGGATTTTCTGAAAAAGAATCGTACAAGATGAGCACAGCTCTTACTGGACTTGCTGGAGACGTTGCTTCTTTCTATAACATTTCGCAGGACGAAGCTTTCACGAAACTGAAATCCGTGTTCTCTGGAGAAACAGAAACGTTAAAAGATCTCGGTATTGTAATGACACAGACAGCGCTTGATCAGTACGCACTGGCAAATGGATTCGGTAAAACGACCAGTGCCATGACGGAACAGGAGAAAGTAGCCTTAAGATATGCATTCGTACAGCAACAGTTGCAGAATGCAACAGGGGACTTTTCAAGGACCTCTGATCAGTGGGCGAACCAGATCAGGATTTTATCTTTGCAATTTGATTCCCTGAAAGCTTCAATTGGACAAGGATTGATTAATTTATTCTTGCCAATCGTAAAAGTAATTAACTTGGTGCTTGGAAAATTAATGACTCTTGCAAATGCATTCAAGTCGTTTACAGCAATGATCATGGGCAAGAAGACCAGCGGAGCGTCAGCAAGTCTTGATAAGACGGCGACAAGTGCAGGAAAGGTATCTAACAGCTTAAACAATGCGACAAGTTCCGCAAATAAGCTGAATAAGTCGACAAAGAAAGTTGGAGACACAGCCAAAAAGACGGCAAAGAAGATATCTGGATTGATGGGATTTGATCAGATCAATAAATTGACTGAAACAAAAGGATCATCTGGATCAAAGAGTTCTACACCATCTTCTGGTACAGGATCCGCAGCAGGTGGAGCATCTGGCGGTAATGTAGATATGGGCTCTCTTCCCGAGGGAGAAGATGAAAAAGCCACGAAACTTGGGAAAGGCTACGATAATCTACGAAAGGCAATTGATAAGTTAAGAGTAGCTTTTAGTGCGTTTAGCAAGGTTGCAATAGGTGCTTTCAAGTGGATTTGGAAGAACATGTTGGTGCCATTGGGAAAATGGACCGTGCAGAAACTTGCTCCAAAACTGATTGAATTGTTAGCTGCAGCATTAAATGTATTGACGGCTGTATGCAAAGCATTGCAGCCGTTATGGCAGTGGGCATGGGATCATTTGTTCAAACCGCTTGCTAATTTTGTTGGAGATGCGATCATTGGATTTTTAGATCTTCTGGTTAAGGGATTGAACGGATTAGCAAACTGGATCAATAAACATCAAGGAGCTGTACAGAATATCACAATAGCGTTGGTAAGTTTTTTTACAGCGTTTAAATTGGTTTCGTTTGTTACGAAATTTATAGGCCCTATAAGTAATGCAATATCAGGAATCAAGATGTTTGGAAAAGGAATCATTTCATTCAAAACATTGTTTAGTGGATTATTTCCTAAGTTATTTGGCGTAGCAGGAAAAGCAGTGGCACTTTTGACAAGTCCGCTCGGAATTGCAATCGTGGTTGTTGGTGCGTTAATCACAGCAGGTGTATTGCTATGGAAGAATTGGGATAAGATTAAAAAATCCAAGTTCGCCAAATTTTTATCAGGCATTGTAACAAGTTTCAAAAATTTATTGAAATGGGTAAAGAAAAATGTTCATCCGATCAAAGCGTTCAAGAAGCTTTGGGAAGGTATTAAGAATAAAAAAGCCAAACTGGAAGCTGAGGTAAAAGAAAAGGTTAAAGGCGCACTTGCATCTTTAAAAGAAAGTTGGGAATCTGTTAAAGATAAAGCTGCATCGTTGGTAGCAGAAGCGAAAGAAAAGGCAGATGGTGCTATTGCCAATCTGAAAGAAGGATGGGATTCCATTCAGGACAAGGCAGCAACATTGGTTGCGAAAGTCGAAGGAGCATTGGATACAGTGAAAGACTGGTGGTCCGATGTGAAACAGAAGGCAGCAGAAAAAGTTGCTGGAGTCGTGGCTAAGGTTCAAGGCGCATTAGATACTGCAAGAGACTGGTGGTCCAATGTTAAGGAAAAAGCAAAAGAGAAGATTGGAGATATTGCAGCTAAGGTTCAAGGTGCGTTAGATACTGCAAGAGATTGGTGGTCAAGTGTAAAACAAAAAGCTGCCGAGAAAGTAGAAGGTATCGAAGCAAAAGTTAAAGGTGCACTGGAAACCGCTAAAGATTGGTGGTCTGGTGTTAAGAGTGGAATTATATCTAAAATCGGCGATATAAAGAAAACAGTAGTTGCCACATATACTGCAATCAAGACAAAGGCTTTTGATTCTGTAAGGAATGTTTTTAATTCATTAAAGGATAAACCAGTTACATTAAAAGCTAAATTAAAAAACTTGGCTTCTAAGGGTATATCTAAGCTATCAAAAGCGTGGAACTCTTTAAAATCAAAAACTGTAACATTAACGGCAAGAGTAAAAACAGCGGTTGATTCTGTTAAAGGATGGGTAAATACACATATCATTGATAAATTAAATGGAGTTTTAAGCAAAGCAAAGATTTTTGGCAAAAATCCAATTAAGCATCTTGCTCAAGGTGGATACGTAAAGAAAAACACCCCACAGCTTGCCATGATCGGAGATAACCGCCATCAAGGCGAGGTCGTAGCACCAGAAGATAAGATGATCGCCATGGCGAAAAAAGCAGCAGAATTATCTGGTGGCAGCAGTAAAGATGATCAAATCATCCGCTTGCTCATGGAACTGATCAATGCAGTTAAATCGATCGATACAGATGTTTACCTGGATGGCAAGAAAATAACCAAAACCGTAAACGACAACAATAACGCAGATATCAGAGCCGGCAAACGACCGATCTTGATTTAGGAGGGAAAATGGCAACACTGACATGTGGAAACGCTGCATTGCCAGAGCCGGTTGAGCTAAGCACTTCGGATGAGATCATCTGGAGTGCCAATACCGAACGATCATCATCAGGAGATATGATTGGAGAAGCAATTGCAGAGAAAAAGACATTGGATATCAAGTGGGGAGTCCTCACAGAGTCCGATGTTAAGAAGATAAAAAATAATCTTGTGAAAGGATTCTTTCCGATCACATTTAGAGACATGGGAACAACACATACCATCACTGTATACCGCGGAACTCTTACAAAAGAACATCTGGGGTATATCGGGGATGGTATTTATTATTATAAAAGTGCGAGCGTTCAGATCGTGCAGAAATAGGAGAGATGGAAATGAAGTTAAAAGAGATTATGAGAATCCACGAAGGATTAGTGAAACAGTCAAGCAAAGTTTACACAGCAAAATTAGGATATGCAATTTCTAAAAATATGAAAGCATTCCGAAAAGCAATCGAAGAATATGATGAAAACCGCCTTAAGATTTGTGAACGATACGCAGAAAAAGATAAGGACGATAAGCCGATCGTGAAAGAAAACCAGTATGAAATGACAGATGAAAGCAAAGAGATTGTAAATGAAGAAATCAAAGAACTGCAGGAAGTAGATACTGATATCGATATCATGAAAGTTTCATTTGCCGAACTTGAACGATGTGAAAATGCAGATCGTTATGACATCCCATCTGTAGCCGATATTGAAGACCTGATGTTTATGATCGAAGACTAAGCCGGAGGTGATGCTATATGTATCAGGCAAGTAAAAAATTTGGCGATGCAATAGCAGGGTCAAACAGAAAATTTAATACAAGGCTTCTGGAGAATGAAAAAGTATTAGTAGAATCTGTAAAGAATTTTACAATAACGTCTGGTGCGGAAGAAATAACGATCGGGAGTGCGGTGGCGAGCTATGTTCAGGCAACGATCGAGAATAAAGGAATTGCATTGTCTGGAAAAGAAGTTAGTTTGGAGATCGGCGTGGAAGTCGATGGAGAGATGGAGTATATGCCGATGGGGTTATATACGATCCAGAATCCCAAGATTGAAAGCAACAAGGTTACGTTTACCGCATATGATAGATTAGCAAGCAGATGCAATGGGGCATATTATTCTAAATTAAGTTATCCAACGGATGCAGTAGATATATTGGCTGAAATCAGCACGATGACAGGCGTGGCGATTGATACATCTACATTACAGCGAGGAATCCAGATCAATCAAAGAGCGATCATTGAGGAAGGTGATTACAACGAAGAAACCGATGAAAGCGAAGTGATCACAACATATGTAAATCCTTTTGATGGATATACATACAAAGAAACCATCGGATTTATCGCAGGATTATTTGGCAAATTTGCTATATGTGGAAGAACTGGAATGATCGAGTTTCGATGGTATCAGGATATTTCATATGAGATTCCAAGCAATATATTTTATAACGATCTGCAAGAAACAGAAGAAAGTTTCAGTATCAAAAGACTGACATGTGATAACTCAGATCAGACACTTTTATCTGGATCAGGAGCTACCGGCATAAGTATGCAAAATCCGGTTATGACACAGAATATATTAGACGGTGTTTACAATACTGTCCAAGGCTTAGTATTCACACCTGCAGCATTAAGATTTATCGGAGATACGAGACTTGATATCGGAGATATTATTACTGCTGTAAAAAATGATGGCATGAAATTCACAATACCGATCATATCATTGATAACAAGTTATGACGGTGGATTGATGCAGACAATTGCAAGTTATGGGAATACCGCCGAGGAAGATGATTCTGACACAAAAGGTCCTATAACCGAAATGGCAGAACGAGTTGAGTACGAATTAGCATTTGTAAAAAAACTCATGGTGGATAATCTTACAGCGACAAATGCAACGATCAAGAATCTGTCTGGAGATGTTTTGAAATTTAAAACAGGTGAGTTTGAAACTTTAAAAACTGATGTGGCAAATTTTAAACAGACATTCACAGATGACTTACAGGCGTCAAATGCAAAAATTAACACCTTAGAATCTGACCATGCAACATTTAAAGAAGCAACCGCGACGAATCTTAACGCGACAAATGCTAGAATTGCGAATATTGAGGCTGATTACCTAAAAGCTACAGATGCAAAACTTACCTATGCAACGATTACGAATTTAAATACTACCAACGCTGAGATTGCAAAGCTGAAAACAAAAGATGCAGAGATCGATAAATTAGTTGCAACAAAAGCTACGATCACGGACCTTAATGCAGCAGTCGGCAGAGTTGGAGTATTGGAAAGTAGTTATGCTAATCTCAACACGTTAGTAAACGGCAATCTTACATCTGACAACATTCAGAACTTAACATTGACATCAAAGAATACAACGATTGAAAACGGCATGATCAAAAATGCAATGATTGAGAATCTGTCGTTTGATAAGATCACAGGTATGGACATTAATACAACAAATCTGACGGTACATAGTTCTGATGGTAAGTCAAAATGGAGTGATAATACCATTCAGATTTCTGATGCAAACCGTGTCAGGGTCCAGATCGGAAAAGATGCTTCAAACGATTACAGCATGTCTGTCTGGGATAAGAATGGGAATCTGATCTGGGATGCTCTTGGAGCTACGGAGAAAACGATTCAGAGAAAGATTATTCGAGATGGTATTGTAGCGGATGATGCAAATATTTCTGGTTCGAAACTGGATATTAACAGTGTAATCAAGGAAGTGAATGGTTCTACGACGAAACTGAAATCTTCTACAATCGTTATGAACGATAAGAACCAGACGTTAGACGTCGTGTTTAATGAAATGGAAACAACAGTAGCAGATAATTTGAGCAGTGCTAAGCTGTATGCGGATGGTAAGTTATCCGATGCACAGAAGTATGCCTTAGAACAGGCAAACAGTGCGTTGAGCAGTGCTAAGAGCTATGCTGATAGTGCTGTGGATAATATAGAGGTCGGTGGTAGGAATTTATTGACTGGAGTTTCTTCTTATACTAAAGACGCACCTTTTGAAAAGACGGATTCAAGAGCAGATGGGTGGATTGTATATCAAAATATTATTACCTCTATCGAACTTGAAGCTGGAAAAAAATATGTACTACAAGCAAAAACTGATGGAAATTGGACTGCGAACCATGATACAAATGGACAAGATCCGTCTAAAAAACTTGTGACGTTATGGTTATGTAGTGATACAACGAATGACTTTTTTGATATGCGACAAGGATATGTTATATTTACTCCAGCCGTTACAGCCAAATATAAATTAAGAGTTAATCAATATTCGAACGGAACAGATGCTTACACTATTCATTTGTGGGATATTAAACTTGAAAAAGGTTCAAAAGCTACTGACTGGACACCAGCACCAGAAGATACACAATCTCAGATCGACAACATCACAGAGATCACAACATCTCACACAACAAGCATCAGTACGATGAAGGGACAGATATCAAGTCTGATTTCCGAAGATACAACGATCAAAGGAAACTATGATGCTTTGTTAAGTCGATATAACGCTACTGTAGCTACCGTGGACAGTATGAAAACTACGATCGGCGAACATACAACAATTCTAAACAATCAAAATGACTCGATCACAGCTGTCACAACGAAAGCTAATACGATTGAATCAAATTTAGCAGGAACAACGCAGACTGTATCTGAGGTTAAATCAAATTTAGCTGGAACACAGGAAAGAGTCACGAAAGTTGAAACAAGCCTGACGGGATTGACTACAAGGGTTTCTAGTACAGAAACGAATCTTGCTAATTTAGAAATTGGTGGAAGAAATTTAGTATTAGATTCCAAACCGCAAAAACAAGGGTCTTCTTATGCTGTTGTAAGTAGACATTTAAGCGTTGACTTACAAGCAGGTGTAACATATACAATATCGTTTTGTGGCAGAGTTGTTGATGGTGATGGATCATTAGTTGTGTTTCTTTATAGAAATGATTGGAAAGACTCAATACAGAAGTCCACTAAATCTAAGGAAAATACGGTTATTAGTTGGCAATTTACACCAAAGATAAGCGGTGCGTTCCAAATAGAAGCTTATTCGTTTTTATCGCAAGGTGTAGCTGGCGGAAATGTTTATTTAGATTGGTTCAAAGTAGAAAAAGGCAACAAATCAACCGATTGGACACCAGCTCCTGAAGACAATAAGATCAACGGGCAGAACTTAGTAAGTAATCTTCCTTCTAATTGGGAGCAAGGAAGTTTCCAAGACAGCAAAACAAATGTAGGTTGTGATTACGATACAAACAAGTCTTCTATGACAACAAGAATACGTGTTAAAGAATTAGTTCCTGTTTCTGGAACAATTACAATCTCAAACGCTTATAGCAATCAATCTAAAAAGCCAATTCAACATTGGATCACTGCTTTTGATGTTAACAAAAAGTGGCTAGGGAGTAGTTATGTTAGCACTGCTTGGAGCGATTTTCCAAGAACTGTTGATATGAAAGATGCTAAATACATTGCTGTAATTGTAAGGTATAAAGACGAGTCAGCTATTACTCCTTCCGACATTTCACAAATCTGTTTAAAGATCGAACGTGGTACTTCTGCCACGCCTTTCACATTAGCACCAGAAGATGTAAATGGAAAGATCGTAAATGTAGAAACTATTGCTAATCAGACCGCTAAGAAGTTTGAGTGGATTGTTAAGGGTGAAAGTACATCAAGCAATCTAGCATTAACAGACAATGCCTTGACTGCTATTGCTAATAATATTAAGTTGACTGGGAAGGTTACTTTTAATAGTTTTGATCAATCTCTGAAAGATACTATAAATAATAAAACGAATGTTTCATATTTAAATTTTAGTAGCGGTGGAAACAAACAAGGATTTTTTAAAATAGCAACACTACAAGTAAAACAGAATTATGCCAATCAAAATATTATTTTTGGCGTTAACCATAGGGAACATGGTTACACTGAATGTAGAATCAGATTTAGTAACGCAGGAAACACAGACCCTGGAATGGGGAGTTTTAAACAAACAGGAACTCCTGCAAGAGCATGGCGAATCATTAAAACCGCAACCAGTACATGGGATTTATATTTAGCCAAAACAGACTCTTGGGATGGTGGTCGTGTTATTAAATTTGATAATCCATACGGAGGCGGAGTATTAGTAACTTGGTCTGGAGCAAGTGCAGATCTGCCAGGTGGTGCGATAATTGCTGAACAAATGATTGCAGATCAAACCACTATTGATGGTGGAATCATTACAACTGGATATATCAGTGCTGATAGAATCGCAGCTGGTTCCATTACAGCAGACAAAATCGACGTTAATAGTATATTTGCCAAAGATATCACCGCAACAGGCACGATAACAGGTGCAAACTTGATAGGTGCGACTGGTACGTTTAGTGGACAGATTACAGCTACGGAAGGTAAGATTGGCCGCTATGATATTACGTCAACATATCTGATGACAAACAGCGGAAGCAATGCATCTGGTATTGGCGGAAATCAGGCTTTCTGGGCTGGCGCTGAAGATAGCAATTCTGCTCCTTTTAGAGTTGGTTACGATGGAAGTTTTGTGGCTGAAAATGCAACTATTTATGGAAATATAAAAACTGGTAATATTGGCGATGCAGGAGATACTGCATGGCTTGTTGATGGACACTTATCGGTCCAAGGTACAGCGAATGATACAAATATTTACTCAACATGGTTTAAATTTGGTATTGGCGGAGATTATTATTTAAAATCTGTTTCTGATGGTGTTGAATGTTATCGAAATTTATATGCAACGGATTTTATTGCAGGTGGTTGGATTTATAATGCTTCTGGTGGACATTATACATGGAGAGATAGAAATGATGCATATATAAGTTGTGGAAACTATAATAATACAAACAATGTTTACTATTATGCTGGATATCATGCATTCTATGTAAATAATGACTCAGGCTCTGGAATGATGTATATAGAAACATCAGGAGTTAGCTCCAGAAAAGGATTCCGTAACAGCTCTGACGAAAGAATCAAGAAAGATTTTCGACATTTTGACGATGATTTCATTAAAAGTTATATGCAATTGGAACCGATTAAGTATAGATTCAAAGATGACACCGACATTTCCTATCACATAGGTTTCAAGGCACAGAATGTAAATAGTGTTTTGAACGATTATGGGAAATCTCACAATGAACAATTTGGAATATGTGCAACGCACCATATAGACCCAGAGTATGCCGAAAAAACATATGGCGAAAATAACATGACTGAAGTTTACACATTAGCATATGATGAATTGATCGGAGCAAACACCTTTATGATCCAAAAGACCAGAAAAGATTTAATATATCAAGCAGGTCGAATTGACATGCAAGAAGCAATCATCAATGATCTGCAGATAAGATTATTGCAGGCAGAAAAAACAATAAAACAATTAACTTAGGCATTGGCTTAATCGCTGATGCCTATATTTATGCAAAATGAAAGGAGCATAACTATGTTAGAAACAAAGAAAAGCACAACACTTACAGGAACAATCACAGTAAAGGATGGGGATGTAGATAAACAGGTAGTTTATTTATCCGCAAATGTAACATCAGACGGAGCAGGTAATGATAATGTAAACCAGACAATCCAGGATCGCGATCTTTACAAAGCGAATAAAGTGCAGATCAGAAAAGATATTGCAGAGTTCACAAATAAGTTTTATGAGATTCAGGATGCAGAGGTAGAAGAATAGAATGAAAGAGAATATGGAAATCAGAGCAGGACCTCTATGGGCCCTATTTTTATGCGCAAATATAATAAGAAGAAAGGAAGATTTAAATGATGAAAGAATTTATTATGTTACTAAGCAACAATATGTTTTTCAGAATTGTGATGATTGAAGTCTGCCTAGATACGGTCTTAGGATCATGCAGAGCAATCAAAGAACATAAATTCAACAGTTGTGTTGGAATTGACGGAGCAATCAGAAAGGTCACGATGCTGATATCGATTTGTTTTTTGATGGGAATTGATATGATAGCACACATTAACGTATTAAGTCTTGTACCCCAACAGTATGTACAGTTCCTGGGAGTGGAAAAGTTAGGATTGTCAGAATTTTTTGCACTTATGGACGGATTATATGAGGCAGTCAGTATTTTAAAAAATGCAGCATTATGTGGCTTACCAGTACCGGTAAGAGTTAGAAATTACATACAGAAGTTTTTAGAAGATATGACAGAAGAATTACCAGATTAGGAGGAAAAATAAAATGGCAAAAGCAAGTACAATTATTAAAAAGGCAGTAAGTTATCTCGGAACAAAAGAAAATCCAGCAAACAGTAACAAAGTCAAATTCAATAACGATTATTATGGAAGAGTGGTATCTGGATCAAGCTATCCTTGGTGCTGTACATTTGTATGGGATATTTTTAAGATGTGTGATGCATCAGATTTGTTCTTTGGCGGTAAAAAGACAGCATACTGCCCAGACGTAGAAAACTATTATAAAAAACATGATCGTTGGCACTCCACTGGACAGGCAGGAGATCTTTGTCTGATGGATTTTGGAAAAGGTAGAGCATCTCACATTGGTATTGTTGAAAAAGCAAATTCAGACGGTACATATACAACGATCGAAGGAAATACATCAAGGAGTAGCGACGATAATGGTGGAGTAGTCATGAGAAGAACAAGGAGCAAGAGTGTGATCCGTGGATTTGCAAGACCAGATTATGACCCGGAAAAGTACACTGCAGTAAAGAAGACATCCGACAAAGGAGCAATCAAGTGGATGCAGAAGAAACTAAATTCACTGACTTCTGGAACTAACATTGAAGTGGATGGAATCTGGGGAAGAATGACCACAGCACAGCTCAAGAGATATTGGAAGCAATTAGGATGGAGAACAACAGGAACATACTGTGGCAAAAAAACTTGTGCAGCCTTATATTCTAACAGAAAGAATTAATAAAGGATTGCTTTCAGGTATGATGTAAGTTATTATAAAAATATAGAATGACTTTTGATAAATTTGAAAACCAAAAATAAACGTTGTAGGAATTAAACTATTTCTACATTATTGCTATAAGCACACCAAACAAACCGCATAAACTCGTACTTTTAAGCTTATTTTGATGAGGCAATTATAGCATTAGCTTGTCGGTATTCTGATATTTCTTATGCAGTAACAGCTAAAGGAAATGTAGGAACATTGTCTGAGGATATTACAAAAACACCATATAAAGCATTAATGAATCCTTCAACAAATTCCTTTGTGCTTTTAAATTCAGTATTATATATGAGAGAAGTAGAAAATTATTTGCAAACGAAAAAGGAGCAGGCTAAGAATAATAGAGAACGTCTAGTTTGTATTCATGCAAATAGATTTATTTTACATTTTGTATTATTATCAACAACACATGAATTTGAAACAGCAGTTATTGAAAAAGAAAATATAAGAGAAGAAATAAAGGGAACAGTAGATGTGTTGGTTGAAAAGACAACACAATTGATTGATGAAATATTTGCAGATTCATATCCTGCTAATATTTTTAAGAATATTTCCAAATGTAAAACATTGAAAGAAAAATTGAGGATTAGGTCAAAAAATTAAATATGAACATAAGTTCTTGCCATACTGTGGAAAGATGGAACATAAGTTCTCTGAGGCATTAAGAAATCAAAGGTAATAGAATAGGTATTATGTATAATTTAAGGTCTCAGGGACGTTAAGAAATCAGTTTATAAAATAAGCTGTACAAATAAGAACAAATTGTTCCAAAAATTCTAAACAAAATAATCATTTAACATAATATAGCAAGAATTCTTCTTCCTCTGCAGGTGGGAGATGAAAATCCTTAAGGTCTCAGGGACATTAAGAAATCTGAAAGCAATGGGTCAGTGCCTGCACTTCGGAAAAAGCGTACAGGATAATGGATA